TAACAACCTCTCCTGATGCCATGAAAGAAAACCCGGACCTCCTGTTCTTAAGATAACACATCCCATAGGATCGTGAATCTGCCTTACAAGCTTCCCAGAAAATAAAGAATAATCTATTTGATTCTCTAAATTCGGGAGCCCCGACGTCAATCTTAGACCACTGCAAGTACATGTAATGAGTACCACTAATGTAAGTAGGAATGCCTTTATTGTAAAACCAAAAACCTTCTTCTCTACGAGTGAATTCATTATCGATGTAATCATACCATTTTTCTTTAAAGTCTTGTGGATATTGTTTAAAATCAAAAACAGTTTTAATTTTTTCTAAAACTTTTGGATATTCAAATCTACTCCACTTGTTAGTTTTAAACTTATATATATTTTTTTGCTTAGGTAAAGCTATTTTTAAGTTTTGTATTTGGTATATTTCGCCAATCTGACCAGACTTGCTTATAACAACAACGTCATGCTCTTTATTATAGCCGTATTTCCACTTTTTTGATTTGTTAAGCCTTTTTATTGTATTAATTTTTATAGGCTCTATAACGTTATATAATGTTTGTTTATACATTACCTAGACCTCCCTTCCGCAAAACCTCTAAAAGCTTTTTCTTTTTTAATTTCTTTAGGCTTATCTTCTAACATATTTTTTTCTTCTTCAATACGATTAAGTATTTCAAAAGCGTCAAATATGGCTAGCTTTTTTGTTGCCGCTGCATTCTTTAATCTATCTGCTGAAACATCATCATCCGAATCAACAATTCTTTCTTTAGCAACTTTAATCAGTTCTTCAACTGCTTTATGCCCAGCTTGGATTATATTCTTTTTCGTTTCCTTGACGTTCATACTTAATAGATATTGAATTAGTTAATACTCTATATAATCTTTCGCCATCAACAATAAATTCATATTCACTGCTTGGCGTAAATCCAACTAAATCTTCTTTATTTATATCTTTAAGCTCACTATCAACATATTTGATAATACCTCTTAATGGAACTTCTTTTTCTAATAATATATTATTTGATTCAATTGGTTTAATAAAACAATAACCCTTAGGCGCATGCCATTTATTATTTCTTTTGTAAAGAAAAATTTGGTCTGACTTTACAAAGTATTGGTTTTCTTTATAATAACTCCTGCTGTTTTTTTCTACACCGTATACATCATACCATCTTCTAAAAACATTATGATGAACAATTACTTCATCACCAGTTTTAATTTCAGTTTTTTCGTATTTAGGTGTGGCTAAAACAATTCCAACACGACTAACATACCGGTGATCTGATATTTCTGTGTTTAACAGTAATTCTGAATCACCGATTTGTTTGGTATTGTCGTATCTATTGGATTTTGGTTTTATTATAAAATCAAATACACTTTGCATTAATATTCCAAATTATATTCGACTGCAATTGCCATATTTTTATTGAAATCTTTCCAAGGTAAAACTTCATTTTTCTTTTTAATAAAAATAGAAAATTTATCATCTTGTTCAACTATATCACATATAGTGTGCCCTCCGTAAACTTCTTGACCTACAGCATAGTGCATTGCATCATTTTTATAATCTCGTCCAATACTAATCTTCCTTACTAGGCTCATCTTCTTCAATTTCTTTTATAGTACCATCTGTTAAATTTACAGATACTTTACCGTACTTTTCTTCAAGTGTATTTTGTAATTGACTTAACTCACCTTGTGACTTTTGCACTGTAAGTACTGCAATTTGTTTTTGCATTTCTAAACCACCAATTTGCATTTGCAAATTATTGATAACGTTTACTTGTTCTTGAATTAGTTTTAATTCTTCGTCTGTGATTTTTAAATCATCTGTTTTCTTTGCCATAAAATTTAATTTTAATTGTTATTACTATGTTTATATCATTACGTATTTTACGCAATTTTTACTTTTATTAATTTAATGCTAAAGGTTCTTTATCGTATGTTTTTCCTTTTGCGTTAAATTTTTCTGACATCCAAAATAAACCGTCTTTTTTCCATACGCCTCTTAATGGAGTAAAACCATCTTCTAATACTGACCTTGATTTTGCAAATTCCCATACTTTTCCGTCAGTTGAAATTTTAAAAATATCTTCAACAGTTGAACAGTAATATATATCTATAGGTCCTATAGCGTGACATTTTTCCATTAATATAGGTAAGTCATCGTCTACTTCACCTGTAATACAAATATCTATATCTGTTGTTTTCCAGCCATGTAAAATACCCCCTGTTAAATAAAGTTTATAATGTTTCCAATCTAATGCTAGAACTTTTTCAATATAATGCTTATATATTTCATCATTAGTGCCTTCCATGTACGGTACAAATATAAGATCTCCATTTACATATCTTTGATCACCATCAGTTATAATATTATATTCGTGATTTTCTTTCATAATTTATTAATTTTAATAACTATAATTATCGTATTGCATTTCTAAAACTGCAGTACAATCTTTCCAATCTGTTGTACTACTACTAGAATTAAAAGCCATTTGAATTCTATCGTATTGGCTAAATGTATCACTAAACGTCCATCTAGCATACATACCCACACCTGTTCCAGTTGGGGTGACGTAACCAGTTGTTGAACTTGTAGCTCCATTTTTATAAACTCTTATTCTTGTTGGCCCACTAGTAGGTGTATTCCTAACGTTTCTTATAATAAGTGATTTTATTCTTCCACCATAAGGTGCTACTATATAGGCGTCTGTATTTGGAGATGAAAAATTATTCGCTGCACTACCGCCGCTACTTGATATAGGTAATAGTTTAAAATTTGTTCCAGGTGTATCTGCAAATGGATTTCCTTGAATCATAAATGATATAAAATGAGGTTGTCTATGAATAGAGTCTGCATCAATTTTACCTGTTATATTAACACCTATACTTGTTGTTTGTAGTTTTATATTATTGTCATGATATAAAAAGGATTGCGAGCCATTCCCCATAAACATCTTTTTCCCATCTGCGCTTTCTATTTTAACATTACTGCTACCTTTTAAAATTAAATCACCAGTTCCTGTATCACTAACATAAGAATCACTACCATCGTGATATATTTCTAAATCATTTGAGCTACCTAATCTTATTTTTGAATTATCTGTCCACGAGCTGTGAGATTCATGATCAGTTGTTTCTTGGAATGTTGTTGTGCCTGCAACAGTAATATCACCACCTGCTTGTATTGTTAGTGTGCTAGGAATATTAAAATCTCCTACATCAACAAGATTATTATTGTCCATATCAATATTACCTGTCATTGTACCACCAGCTTTTGGGAGTGCATTACCAGCAGTGGTTGCATTTGACGATATATTAGTCTGCATAGTGTCTAGATTTGCAGCCCCATTTACTGTTATATAACCTAATTTTTGTGATTGCGTAGATGATATACCAGTAACGTGTTGTGTAACACTTGACGCAGATATTCTAGCATTAGCAAACGTGCCGCTTGTTATTTTACTTGCAGCTAAGTTAGGTATTCTAGCAGTAGCAAGAGTTCCAGAAGTAATCTCACTAGCGGCGTGATTATGTGAAGCAGGTGTAAATGAACTTGGAACGCCTGTTAAATTACTATAAGCTAAATAATGTGAACCTTGTTGACCATCTAAAAAATCTGCATCTAAACCACTACCACTACCCATATTTTTAGTGTTCCAGTTCATAGACCAATCACCCCAACTAGCGTTTGACCAACCAGTTCTTGTAAACACTTTTTGACTACCGGAATGTGGGTAATAAGTTTGTTGTATACCTTGACCATCATCTTCAGTAACAACCAAATGACCATATCTATAATCTGGCTCAAATGTAATACTTCCGACTGTGTGTGTCGGTCTATTATCTCCTGTGAACTGTGCGCCAGCAGTAGAAGCAACCCCATATGTTCCTTGATCTACAAAATCATCCCAGTCTGACGTAGTGCCTACTGTTGCAGTTCTTGTTCTAAACACACCAGCTGATAATCTAGAGTCTGATAAAGTACCTGAGGTTATCTCACTAGCAGCGTGATTGTGTGATGCGGCTGCGTAGCTACCAGCAGCTTGCGCGCCTATATCTGATAATACTTGTGAGCCTGTTCTATATCCAACTTTACCACTTCCATTAGCACATAAAAACTTATCAGGATCAGCTGTTGCATTTGATATTGTTGTTATAGTAAGTTCGTCACCAACTGTTACGTCTCCTACAAAGGTTGCGTTTTGTGTATTGTCAATAGTAAGTGCTTTTGTAGAGCCATCAGTAGCAATATCTAAACCACCTGCAGCACGTATATATGTAGAGTTTGCACCAGCACCAGTGAACGTATTATTAGCATCACCGTTTATGCCAAAGTGACCGAATATAATTCCAGAGTCTTGTTTTAATTCTATTCTTGGATTATCATTTTCATTGTTATTATCACTATCTGCTTCTATTGTCAGTACAGAATCACCGACTGATTTGCTTATAGTTATATTACCTGCAAAAGTTGCATTGTTTGTTGAACTATCTAATACTATTATATTTGAGGAACCGCCATTCCATTTAGCACCTATAAGTATATCACCGGTAATATCCGCTTGTGCTGAAAAGTTACTACCTCCTGAGAATATTTCAACTCTACCTTTTGCACTGCTTGTTCCTCCTCCTCTTGTGCCTCCAGATAAACTTATATAAGCACCGTCTGTAAAATCAGTACCACCACCTAATCTTAAATCATAAGCAGTATTATTTCTAAATACACCTCTAGTTCCATCAGTATCAGTAATTATAATATCACCTGCGAAAGTTGCATTACCTGTTATACTAGCGTTACCAGTAAGTGTTGTTCCATTATCTCCATTAAATGTTGCCACTGTAGTTACAGCCCCATTAGCCGCCTGTGGTCTTATAAGTATGTTTTTAGCAGTAGCGCCAGAACTTCCTTGTGTGAATATTTCTATATTGGTATCCCATGATCCAATTTTAGTAGCGCCATCATAAAGAAACTTACTATTCCAGTTCATATCAGTACCACCAACCTGTACTTGACCAGAATAAAGTGATATTTGCGGGTTAGCATTTACATCTACAACAAAATCAGCTTTACCACTATTATCATGCGGAGTACCACCATTTGTTCCTATCATAAAAGAAGAACCACTTGGTATAGTTGTTATAAGGTCAGCACCATCAAACTTAACAAGAACATCATCATTAGAACCAAAAAGTAATCCAACATCATCGTTAAGTGTTATACTACCGGTTACAGTACCACCAGCTTTTGGCAAAGCATTATCTGCTTTTGTTCCCTGAGCTGATGTCGCAAAAGCACTAGAGGCAAAATTAGCGGCAGTTCCTAACCCGTCAAAATCAGATTTTAAGGTTGCTACATCTACACCGTCTACTGTACCAGTTACTGTTATATTACCTGTGTGGGCTAAAACACCTTGAGTATTTACTCCTGTTTGATCTGCAACTATTCTAAAAGCCCCACTAGCTGCATCGGCTCTAAAAACCTCACCGCTTGTAGATACAACTTCTAACTTAGCATTAGAACCACCTGCAACGCCAACACCTACAGATCCCGTAAAATCTACATTTCTATTTGAATCTATTTCTATTCCTTTACCGCCAGCAGTATAAACTACAAAAGTATCATTACCACTAAATCCAAAATATGTATCACTACTAGGATCACTTTGATGATATATATAACTTGGAATTGTTAAAGTACCGTTAAAAGTAGCAGATTGATCTGCAAATCCAAGAGCCATAGTTGAAGTGCCGCTTGAATTTTTAAATGCAAGAGAATTAGTGCCTGCTTCTATATAATGATCACCGCCGTAGTCAAATGTTAGTCTACTATTTAAGGTTACGTTACCTGTGAAATCTGCATTACCACTTTGATCTAAATGAAACTTTTCAGAAAAACCTTCTGTGTATATACGGAAACCAGTTTCGTTTCCACCTATGTACATACCACCAACAGCATTAGTTGATCTAAATAATCCTAACTGAGCAGAAGATTGTGATTTTGTTATTCTTATGTAGTCATTTGAATCTTTAAAATTCATAGAACCACCAACAAAAGCAATATCAGACGCTGTACCATTTACATCTAAACTACCTGCAAAAGTTGCGTCACCTGCTTGGTCTACTCTAAATATAACATTACTTGTAGCAGTTGTGCCATCACCAACTTCAAAATAACTTGTAGAATTATTATTGTTACTATCAATATTAAATCTTATGTGGTTGTATGAGTTTAATGTAATACTGTCTGTAAAAGTATCACCATATGTAGATCTTAACGAGTGATTACTATTAGTACCATAACTATCGCTATCCCAAGTTAAAAATAAACCGCCAAATCTATATAAATGAGAGAACGAATTATTTACAGATCTACCATAAATATGGTTACTAGTAATTAACTCACCAACATTTAAAGAGGTTGAGAACGTTTTAGCACCTGATATTGTCTGAGCACTAGCTTTTGTAACAAGTCCACTTAAATCTTGATCGCCAGTGTTTGTTCCTGATAAGTTGCCTATATCAGTAATGTCTTGCGCTGATAAACTTCCAGTTCCAGTTATGTAATTTCCAGAAGCCTGGTATGAACCAGCAATTTGAGCATTTATATTTGCTCTAGCATTTTGTTGTTCAGCATTACTTAATCCTTGCTGATTAGTATCAGTTCTAACTCTATTTCCTAAAGCACTATTAATAGTTACAATAGCATCGTCATCATCATTTAAAGCCTCTGCTAGTTCGTTTAAAGTGTTTAAATTTGCTGGCGCGCCATCAATTAAATTAGATATAGCAGTGTCTACATAATTTTTATTTGCCGCATCTGTTCCTGATGATACTGTATCTATACCTTGTATTCTACCTGTTCCTTCTAAAATAATATTACCACTGAAGTTGACTGTATTAGCAGCGTATTTTACAGATATTGCTACTTTATCTAAATTATCATTATATATTTCAAAGTTTTTCTCTGAATCTTGGCCAATATAGTAATTTCTTGTACCAGAGGTGTTAAAGTTTATATAACTCCAACCAGTATCAGTGCCTGTTTGATTAAGTTGTAAAATAGCATCAGTTGCAGAATTTATAGTGTGAGCACCAGAAGTTACATTTCCTGTAATATTTGTATCTCCTGTAACAGTTAAATTATCATCTATTGTTACAGCACCGTTTAAATAACTTGTTCCATTATTGTAAAAATCATAACTTGTATTTGTAGATCCAACATATACTCCTTGAGCTTGTATATCATTTTGAAAAGTTGTAGCACCAGTGTCTAAAGCTATTGTAAGTGGAGTAATACTAGTTGTTGAAATAGTGAAATTAGTACCTACTGCTCGTAGTATTGGATCTAAACCTCCACCAGCTGTATTATTAAGAGTTATAGCTGGAGAGGTTTTACTTATGGTTAAATTACCTGTCATTGTATCACCAGCTTTAGCAACTTTTGAGTTATCAGTTGCTGAAACACCTGTTAAGTTACTACCATCACCGTATAACGTGTCAAAATAACCATTTGCAAATCTTGTTGCACTAGTACCTATATCATATGTTGAATCTGCACCTGCTTTTATATTTGTAGAGAATATTGAATTAGTAGGATTGACATGTATTTTAGTATTACTTGCGTGGACACCCCCAACCCCAATTTGCACAGAATCAGTTGAAGAGGATCCTGCGTTTGTAACATAAACAGCGCCTCTTTTACCTATAATCCCATAACCGCTAACTCTAAGGTTATTTTCTACTGGCGTTGGATTACCTGGATCAACAGCGTCAGCTATAAATGTTGTTGCTGCTTTTACTGTTCCTCCAAAAGTTGCGTTTCCTCCTGTAATTGTTACTGCGCTACCGCTAGTATTGTCTCCTATATATGTTTGTGTGCCGTTGTGTTTTAGTATATCGTTTCCACCCCACATTAGCCCTTTACCATCTTGTAAGTTTACATGACTGTAAAAATCTACATTTTTATTAGAACCAGTAAGTTTCATTGCGGTACCAATTGTACCACCATCTCTAACTTTAAATTCTGTGTTTATATTAGATGAATCGCTTTCATCATTAGTATAAGTTTCAATAACAAAACCTTCCCTTTGATCAAGACCGCCAGCACCAGACTCAGAAATACCCATTGCAAATCTAACTGTTTCATTAGTGCCTGTGCCTGATCCATATGTTTTTTGGTTTGCTAACCTAAGAGCTGTAAAAGGACCATCTACTACTCCAGAGGCTTCTATAGTGCCAGAGTCAATTGTTCCAATATTTTTTAAGTTTCTATTTAAGTCTATAAATTGTGTATTACCACCATCACCTATCCATAAACCATTTAAACTACTATCTGTGCCTCCAGTATAAAATCTAAACTCTTGTCTATCAGCCCAGCCTCCAGACATATTATTAGGAAAACCGAAAGCATGAAAACCAGTTTCAGAAGCAAGTATAACATTTTCAGCGCCTTCGTTAAGATTATTTCTTAAAGTGCTTCTAACATCACCAGCAGCTATCATAACAGAATCATCAGCTCCTAAAAGTAAACCACCTTCTTGTGAAATTCTTTCTAGTATTACTTTTTCTGAACCTCCTTTATCTATTTTTAATAAAGGAACAGACGTAGTACCGTCATAAGCGCCTGTATCACCTGATGGTTCGTGGTCAAACAATATATAACCACTCGATGTTGTAAAGGTAAGTTTATTAGACATACCTATATTACCATTTAAATTAGGATTTTCTAAATTTAAAGTTGTATTAGCACCACCTAACGTTAGCGTTACCGCACTACCATCACCTTTTATAGCACCTGACTGTTCAAATATAATATCAACATTGTTAGTACCATCACCAATAAAAACGTCAGATGAACCATCACCTAATAAAATATCTCCAACAGCATTTGTTAAAACTAAATTGTTTCCGTCTTGATCTATTTTACCGGCATTAGCACCTGCTGTATTTTTAAATTGTATCTGGCCTTCACCGTGTATATTTAAATTATCTAAAAACTCTTTACCCATTTTTTATTATTTAAATTCTTCCTGATATTCGTTTTCTACTTACACTTGTTTCTGTTCTACTACCAAACCTGTTTTTTGTTTTAACTGGACCTGGAAATATAATTTTTAAATCTCTTATTTGGCCTATTTCTTCTTGGTTGTCACTATCTATCTCATATCCTGCTATTAATGTGTAAGCATATTTTTGCGCAGCTATGTTAAATGTTTTTGCTTGCCATGCACCTTGTGTGCCACTAAATTGTTCTCTTTTATGAAAAGTATAAAACAAACTATTTTTTGTATTAGTATTTGTATCATCAACAAAACTTGTTTGATTTGTATAAGCTGATTGATACCTAGATGCTCTACCGTGTTGTTTAACACTTAAATATGGGTAACTCCATGAACCAGTTGCTTGGCCTTTAAACTCTCCTTTTACTGTAACAGCTGTATTTGCTGGAACGTGAACTATTTCTTGACCAACCATATAATATTCACTTCTTAAATTTACAACATCCCATATATTACCACCTCTGTTCCATTTTAAATTATAAGAGTTTTCAACTACAGCGTTTAATCCTTCTTCAAAATTCCAGTCTGTGTACTGACTATGCATCCAGTGACCACCGCCTCTTTCGTAATTGGCCCTGCTATCTCCACTACCATTTCCAAAGTAATCATTAGAATCCACAATACCAAATGTGTCTGTATAACCAGCATATATACCTGGTATTTGTTTATAGTATTTATTTTGTATGTATGAGTCTTGAAACACTATATCACCACCACCAATACCAACGTAAGGTATAGCTCTAAAACCATCTATATGAAATCTTTTAAATGTACTATTAGGAGCTTGATAATAATGGTAAAATGGTCTTTGCTCACTATTTATAATTATAAAGTTGTGAACTTGGTTCATCTCTCTATTGTGATGAAACATTACAGTATAATCATCACATCTTGAAAAATGACAATAAGCCCACTCATTTTGTTCATACATACCATCATTAGTTAAGCAAGAATAACTAGACCGTGTAGCCATATTGTTAACAAACTGAACATCGTGGTGTGACGACCACTGCCAATATTCATAATTACCATTGTTAAATGATATGCAGTTTCTATGTACAAACCCATGTGGGTGTCTTGTGTTCATGCCAGTATAATAATTTCCTTTATTGTTACCATTATGAACTACGCAGTTTTCATATTTACTTTGAAAATCTTGTCTAGAGTTAGTGGTATGTTCGTTTTCTCTATATCTACTATTGTAACCAGCAACCATAACAGATGAATAATAAAAAGTATTACCTGTATTACCACCCATTTTTTCCCACTCAACATCTTTTAACACTATTTCTCTAGTGCTTGCTCTATTATAATCAGTCCAGTATTCTACATAACAAAAAGCTCTAGTGTCTTCATCTATACCTCTAATTTGTATAGACCTGTTTGTTTTCATTACAATACTATGTTGTTTTCTAATATTGCCTATAGCTGGGCTAACTGTTAAAGTGTTACCGTTTTTGCCTGTTATAGAATAACTAGCATTGTAATCCCAATTAGTATCAACATCGTTGTTTACGTCAATAACAATAGTATCACCAACACCTAAATCAGTAGCGTCACTAACTTGTATTGTAGTATCACCCACAGCAGCGGCGGAAGTTAAATTAGCAGCATGCCTTCTAACCTTGTCACCAGAACCGTGTATTTTATCTAAACCAGTTTCATATATTTCAGTACCACTTGATACAGTTCCTGAAACTGCAGAATCTAAAGTTAATGTTTTTGTTGTATTATTTATTGCGGTTATTGTTCTAACATTTCTATTACTTCCTGTACCGAATATAATCTTGTAGCCTACTCTGAATATGCTGCTATAATCAACAACTAAGGAAGTACCGCTGGCAGAAGAAACTATTGCCTTAGGGCCTACAAACTTTTTTATATATATTCTATTATTAGATGAATCAACATCATGTACCCAACACCCTTCATCTGTTCTTACTCTATAATCACCTTGACCTTCATTATATATAGCCACCCAATCATCATGAGCAAAACCAGTTGTACTTGATACAGGCAGGTAAGCGTCATTTACAGCCGTGTTAGATGTTAAAGCTGTTGTTGTTACATTTGTATCTCCTTCAAATTTCCACGAAGAATAAGTAACATTTTCTATCCATATACCGTGTTGATCTGAATTTGTACCATTAAATTCTATTAGTATATTGTTTCCGGTTCCAGATAATAAAGCACCAGAAGAACTACCACCTTCAGTAAAGTCTTGCGCTGACGCACCACCACTTTTAGAATAGTCAGTAGATCCATTACCTTGCACAGTAATTCTACCGTTCATTCTCATTTTACCATTAGTAGCAAAATGCAAACAGCCCCTAACAGATATATCACCATAACCATCACCAGTTCTAGTATCAGAGTTAACTGTTACCTTATGCCCTTGTGATATAGTAAATGTGTCTGCTGCAGCTGGAGTTGAACCTCCCCAAGTTGATGAAGCAGTCCAATTACCAGACTGACTACTCGTTAGGTTCGCCATCTGTTGTTTGTATTTCTGCTAAATAACTAGTGTTAACAGCTATTTCAAACTTTAACTCATTATCGTTATCTATTAATGTATTTGGATTAACAATAACAGCACACTCTGGTATATCATTAGTTACCTCCAGAGTGTTCTCTGCCTTGTTATATTTTACTTTAATTATCATTTAATTATATTTTAGTCTAGAGCTTTTACTAAAATTCTTAAAGAACCACCTGCAATCGCTCTAATATCTATATTTGGTGAAAATGTTATAGTGTCAGTTGTAGCTCTTATTACATCCATTTGCACCTCTGCATATTGATCTACTATATCTACACCAGAAGTTGTTAAATCGCTAACCAGTGCAAATATTTGGACTATAACATCCCTTGTTCCTAAACTATGTGTACACGTGAAAGTAGTACCTGCTGTTATAGCAGGAGTTACATTTTGTAAGAATTTTCTATCGTCATTAAATTGTCTAAGACCACGTGGTGTTACAGCTCTTGTTGTTAAAGTACCTTGCGAAGATTCTGTATTGGTTGCAATTTCAATAACACCTTTAGTTGTTGTATCTGAGTTTGCAACACTTAATGAACCGGATGAAGAAGTAATATTGGTTCCAGCAAACTTATCAGCAAGTTTGTTAATACTGGTAACTCGCATTGTGCCATCATCATTATGTATAAATCCATCTCCAGCAGCAACTGCTGTTGTGCCAACTGTAGTACCACCATCCATTAAATTAAGTTCTGCAGGTGTTGCAGATATTGTGGCTGTTGCAGCAGATGCTAATAAAGCAACATGACCAGATAAATCCGGTAATGTAATTGTTTTATCAGCACTAGTTGCATTTGCCGCTGTAAGTTTTATTTCATGTTCATCGTCACTAGTACCCTCAAATTGTATTGTATTATTTTCTACAACTTGTACAGTTTCATTTTGTATTGTTTGTGTCCCTGAAACTATTAAATTACCAGCAATAGTAATTGTATCATTTGAATCACCAAATGTAGGCGTGCCTAAATTGCCAGATAATGCAGTCAATACATTCGCAGTATCTGTTACATCTGCGTTATGTTCTACACTAAGTAATGTTTGAACTTCAGCTTTGGTAATTCCAGTTGCAAATTCCGGTGTTCCACTATTGTTTTCAATAGCAGGTGCAGCAGTAGCGGTCGCGCTAGTAGCAATGCCATCTAATTTAGTTTTATCAGCAGCAGTCATTACACCAGCCGCACTAGTTGTTGCAGCAGCAATTGAATCATCACTACCAGTAGATGAATTAATATCAACAGTACTTGCATTCTCGCTAACTGTAATATTAGTAGCAACGTTAGGTTGTGCAAATTCAGATACATTTAATAAACCTAATAAATCAGATTTACTTAATGCACTAGGTGCGCCAGTCCCAGATGCTACTCTACCTATTACAGTATTATTACCAATATTTTGCATTTTAGCAAAAGTAACTCCTCCAGTTTCTAATTCAGTTGTTCCAATACTGCCAGCTACAATATCAAAATTAAATATTCCAGCTGCATTAGGTTCTGTAACTGCAATTGTACCTGTAGTAGTTCCCGCAGGTTGTAAAACAATAACTCCGTCTCTTGCGGTTCCACCATTAATTTGTACAGTAGTTGCAGCCGCTCCAACTATTGTTACTTTTCCATCTGCTTCAGATAATGTTATATTTGCGCCACCTACTAATTGTAACTCTTCAGAAGAGCCAATTGTTTCATTCGCAGTGCCATCATTATTAGTGTCAACTTTAATTGTTCTAAATGTATTTGTATCTCCTGTTAATGAAATCCAAGCAGAGTCGCTTCTATATTTTAATGTATTTGTACCTGTATCGTATATTATTTTACCCTCCACATTTGAGGCGGAGCTTTCTGTTGTTTTGTGTAAAATAGCGTTTTGCAGCTCTGATACACTTCGTAAGTCTAAGTGATTTAAAAATGGTATTGCCATAGTTTTAGTTTAAGTATGCGTAACCGCTTTCTGCAGCCGCTAAAGTTATTGTTATAGTATTTCCGTTGTTGTATTTTACACCAGCAAATGCGCCCACATTTTCATAAACCTCATCGCTGCTTGAAAATTTAATGCAAACATCAGGAAAAATTCCTAAGTTATGATTTATTACCCAAGTATTTGAAGCTAATGATTGATTATGTGTAAAAAGCCTTTCTTTTTTTATAAAGGTTTTTAAATCCGATATAAGATAATTTTTTGTGTTGCCAGTTACCCCGTCAGTACCTAAAAGCTTATCATTACTATTGATAGTATCGTCTGTGGGTAAATTTTTAATTCTAGGCATTATTTTTTTCGTATTTTTTCAACCGAACGGCCACCAAAATAGGCACCAATTACGGTAATTAAAACTAACTGAAGTAAGTCTGTCCACTTTTCTTCAACTGTAAATTCTATAGAACCGGAATCAATAAAAACCATTAATACAGTAGTTACAATTAAAAATACTAATACTAATGGTCTAACTGAACGAGTTAACCAGTTTCCATGCTCTAGATCTGCTTTCCATCTTTCGGTAACATTCTTTTGCATTGCTTTTTCCGCTTCTATAAATATTTGCGTCATTTCTTTTTCAAACTCAGCTTTTTCTTCTTTAGTTTGAATAAATTTATCAGCAACACCAGCTAGCTTGTCTATAACAACACCACCAGTATTACCAAATATTTTAGATAATATTTTACTCATTATTGTCCTGATTTACTATCTTTTATATTTAATTTTATATTGAATCCTCCAGATTTTGAATCAAAACCCAAATTACTATTATTTTTTATTCTTTTACCTATTTTTTCAAATTGATATTTATAATCTTTATCAATATTATAATCTTTTTTATCTGCTTGATTTTTTTCAGTTTGAATACGTTTAGCTATATTATGCAAAGTATTAACCCCACCAAGCATTCTTCTATGCTCAAATTTTACTTGTCCGTCAGCGCTTACAACCGGACTGACGTTTTCACCAACAGCACCATAATAACCTCTTTCGTCATTCATATATCTCCCAGCATGAATACCTTCTTTTGCTTTAAAAATTATTTGGTTTAAGTTAACACCTCCAAGTGTATTTGGATTTCCTACAGGACCCATAAATTGTTCACCTTCAAAAGCTCGTGATCTTGATTGAAACATATTGTTTGGTCCTGGGTTGTATTGCTCATTAGCTAATGCAATCGCCGCGTCCGCCTTCGCAATATTACCGCTTCTCATACTTTCAGCTAAATTATCAAAAGTAATTGAAGACAATCTAGCATCTGCTTCTGCCCTAGATAATGTTTCTTTATCTCTACCCCCTTGCCAAGTTCTACCAGCAAGCCTTAAGTTTTTTCGATAGTTTTGGCCCCTAAGAGTATTTTGATCAACACCCTGTTGAGCTGTCACAAGGTTTCCATTATCATCATATTGAATAAAGTCCATATCGTCTGTTCCCTTTGATCTATTGTATTTATCCATTTGATTACCTGCAAAAATAGCATTATCATCAAGGTCATTTAGGCCAAATCTACTATATAAATAAGGATATTTTTTATCACTACCCTTAACAAACATTCTTTGAACAGGGTTATTTAAAGCAGACCCTTGTATACCTATTTCAGGGTCATTAACAATATTTAAATACTCACCAGATCTTTTATCTATATCCCCAAAAACTTTAGTAGTTTGAGCAAAATCACTAATCCTATCTTTCAAGTCTTCCACACCTTGCGCATTTTCTTTAGCAAATTTTGCCGCATAATCTGGAATTCCAGAAGCATTTGTTACCATTTTCATGGCTGGATTCATTTGAAACCCGTTATTTTTTTTGAGGTTATCTTTTGGCATTTTAATTTATTGTTTTTCTTATGAATTTATGTGTTTTATTATAATCACCTCTATAAACAACCATTAGCGTATCATTATTAATATTACTATATTCACAATATACTCTCCAGCCGTTATCAGGATTATGTACAACAGATTTTACATAAGTATCAGTTTCTTCTACAAAATTTTCTATAACTACATTTTGCTGTGAAAATGAAAAATTTGTAAAAACATAACCTTTTTCGTTATTATTTAATATTACAGTATAATAATTACTACCTTCATCTTGTTGCCATATACCTGTAATATTTTTTTGCGCCTGCATAGTTAAGCTAAAAGCTATAGCTATAGCTAAATTTATTATTAACTTAAACATATTTTAATATATATTTAGTTATTTTATATAAAGCAGCAATAGTAAACCCTACTATAAAGGATCCTAAAATTTGAGCTATTATTGAATAAATTTCTATAGTCATATTATCACCTATAAAAATTAGCAATAGCTTACTTATAGCCAATACAGCTATAAAACTTAATATTAGTTTTTTCATGATTTAATTTAATTTAATTTAATTTATTTTTAATTTATCTCATTGTTTTATTAGATGAGGGTGTCTTTTTGTATGACGTAGTTCCTTTATTAGGTCTTGCATCGTCTTTAAAAAACGTTTGCCCACCATCATCAAGGTAATCAGCTAAAGTAAAGTAAACTTCTCCTTTATTAACTTTTTCTCTTGATTTATCAAAATATTCATTTTCAAAATCTTTAGCTTGATTTGATTCTCTTTGAGCACCTCTAATTCCACCCATGTTAAAAGAATTAGTACTTCCACCAACATTTCCTGGATCTGGTTGTAATAAATCAAGTGCTTGAACACCTAATTCACCGCCAACTCTTAGAGCAGTGTTACCTATCTTTTTTAGGGTTTTAAAGAAACCGTCGCCTTTTCTTAACGCAGGTGTTCCCATATTTTTTGTTACTTGCTTTAGAGCTGGTTTTAAATAAAACGCCCCTTCTTCTTGTTTTGCCATTTTTTTGATTTTTGCTTTGTTAATTTACTCGTTTTTATTTTTGATTATTAATAGCCATTTTGAAAACCTCAGGACTTTTTACCTGCCCGTTGTTCCCTCTATGATCATCCATTTTAAATACACCTCTACCTTTTAGTATATCTGCTTGTGTTACTTTACCATCTCCTGTTAAATCAGGAAATGCGCTACCATTTTTTTCTTCTTTATTCTTAGGCATGATTTTTGTTTTTATTGTTTGTATTTATAAGGGAATAAAGTATTCATAGCCTTACGCCTGCCTTCGCAACCGCACGGTATGTTAAGGCCATTTGATACTTTATCTACAAACCCCTTTATTCCTGTTTTTGTAGTAAAATTTTCTACTGAGTCTCCTAGACCCTTTGGTTTTTCTCTATACATATTATCTGTGTCTACTGCAGCACCATCTTCTTCTAGCGGCTTTACCTCT